CGACGCGGCATTCAGGAAGCCCTTGTCCCAGGCGTTCCGCACACGTTCTGCGAACGGGTCGCCCTCAAGGAACTCAAAATCCACTTCGAGTTTCCCGCTGTCGTTGGTCATGCGGTTGGTGCGCCCTATGGGCAGGCCACCGCTCTCGGTCTGGCCCTTCATATCGTGCGCCCAGAGGACAACGGGATTCCGCATATAGTTAGTTACCTCCAGACCATCAAGTGAGAGGTCTGGCCCTTGTCTGGCTCGCTCGTTGACGAAGATGGTGGCGCGGTAGCCAGAACCGTTAGGCGATTCCCGCCGCTCGATTACCACTTCCCTGGATTTAACGTGCTGTTCCTCCACGGCTCAACTCCTATAACGACAATCGCCCACATCCTCCACATCCAGCGGTGGCGCTGGATATCGAGGAGTGGGCGACTGCAAGGCGCACTAACTGTTATTTGATTTTTAAGAGGATACTTTTTGTTCTGTCGTTATGTCAAGCTGAACGACTGCGACATGCTGGCGTCCATGAACCCTGGAGCGTATCTCTAACGTATCCTCGCCCACCTTCTGGGCCATAACTTGAGGATGGTCAGGGCAACAGGAGCAATAGACTGGATGCGTCGGCATATCGCGTTCTGTCATCTCTAGCCCATCACCCCGTTCCGAGGCTCCAGCCAAGTCGCTGGTACATCTTCGGGATGGGTTAGCCTCAACATCATGTCGCTGACTTGCCCGACGAAAGAGGGGTCGGAGTCTTCCACCTCGGTTTCAACGAAGCTGTACACCGTGTCCTCTATCGTCAGAGACTCATAGCCCGTGACGCTTCCGTCAGCCTTAACGGCGCTCAGGAACCGCTCGACCTGTTCGTCACTTGTCTGGTATTCCCACCCCGTCGGAGTCCAATCAATGGACCCGATGATTGCCTTCTCACCATCCGCGCCTACTTGGGCGATGTCGTATCGCGCCATCACATCACCTCTCTCATGGCTCTATATGCCTCACCCCATCTAACCTGATTGAATAGCCGCTCTATCCAGGCCCAGTTCCCTGGATTGGGACCACCTTGCCCTGGAACTCCTACATACTTCGCTGGGGTCTTGGAAACCCAATACTTCTGCATGATGCGTAGCATCTCAGGGTCAACCAGCTTCAAATGTTCCGGCGCGGTGATGGCGTATTTGAAGTTCTCAGCCAAGAACTCCCGGCTGTTCGATTTAGAATACGTCGAGACGGCCCTACGGCCTTCGTGTTCGACCTTGTAGAAGACTTTTTGCACTTCACTCAAGAATTTCTCGGCGCGGGCCTTACCGAGAAATTCAACTATACGAGAGATATCAAGAGTATTCATCAACTGATGCCCGACCTCATGATGTGCGGCCCAGGCCGCGCTTCTTTCGCCGACCCAGGTTTTGTCGTGGCCTAGTTGCTTATACCCTCTTCTGTAAATCCCGCCAGCCTGGAAGGGCTTGCCTGTCTCAGGATGGATGCCCCGCAACGTCTTCGAGCCGTTCGCGACGACCGTCATCCGGCGTTCAGGGTCGGCCCACATCCGCATCATCTTCTTGCCCAACGCTGGCTTGAGACTCTGAGCGACCTGGGCAACGCTGTTGCTTGCCGCTTGGCGAGCCGATTCCGTGATGCCCCTCGTCTTGTTAATCTCTGGAACCCAGTTGCTAACGGTTAGAGGCTCGGCTTGCGGCACCTCGGCGGTGACGCCCCCGATATCTCCGACCTCTTCCCGCTCTTCCCTCGGCTCTTCCTTCGGCTCTTCCTCTTCAGGCAGAAGCACACAGCGGCAGTTCACATTCTCCCGCGCTTGAGAGCCCTGGCCTGGGGCTTCCATCTTGTCAGAGCCGACCTCGAACAGTTCGCCTCTCCTGCGGACCTGACCGCTGGCCTCTCGATGGCTGTCCCGCTCCCGCCCGTCGATAGCCGCAAACCACCGCTTCCAGGGAATCTCAGCCTGGTCGAACGACTCAAGTGCGCCCTGGCCTTGGGCCACCGTCATCTCGGTGCGAGCAACCCGCTCGGAGCGAGTGACTGTCTGGAACTCTCGGAACTCTCTCAGGTTCTTGGCTATCTCGTCAGTGCCGAGTCCAGCCTTGCGCCCGTCTGCAAGCACCTTGAACAGCTTCTTTTCCGTCCCGTCGTTGATATTGTTAGCCCACCACCTGGAGCGGTTCTCTATCCAGCCCGTGATAGGACTGGCTGTCATATCGAACGCCAGCCCCAGGTTATGCTCTTGAATCTGGGTCTCGGCGCCAGTAAGGACGCCAATAGTTAGATGCTTGCGAATGAGGGCCGTGAACTCTGGCAACCACATCACCGGGCGAAAGATGCCCTGCCTCTCAGCCACGGCAACCGAGCCGTTGGTATGGATGGGGCCAACACGCCCCAGCGTCTCGGCCTCGGCTTCAAACTCACGAATGAACTGGTTGGCCTGTTTCCTCAGAAGCGTCGATAGTTCGCGTCGAAAGGAATTTTCAAGCTGTTCACTCTTCACTTTCTGGGCCACTTCAACCGCCCGCCCCCGCCGCTTCCAATCGTCGCCAACCGCTGGACTGTTACGCCCTCCCCCAGGGTCTTCAGGCGGCTCGTCTTCCGGCTCTTCCGCTGAAGGTATGCGAGTGCTTGCCGCGCCTTCTGCCATAGACATGGCGGGCGGGGCTGAGCCAGGAGCCGTAGCGGGCGGCTTGTCGCCCCACTCCACTGGCTCCAGGCCCATGCCCACGCGCACCTCGTTGATGGTTAGAACGCCCGCCGTTATAGCGGCGAGCGTTGGGTAGCTGATTACGTTCTCGGTAGCCTCCAGGCCCATATCGGCCCTGACCTCGTTGACGGTCATGACGCCAGCGCCGAGGTAGATATTCCGGCGGGCGGCTTTGCCGTCCTCATCTTCCTGAAGTGCTGGGACATCTGAAGTGTCGAACCGAACCACCAGCCCCTCTTCCTGGTAGAGCGGCACCAGCATCTCGGTGAGTTCTTCTTCATAAAACCGAAGTTGTGGGATGATGCAATCCTCCCAGAACGAATGCCGCGCCGTCATGATGTTGGCGTATGTGGCTCGGCTCAGGTCATGAAGCATCGGCATCGGGACGTTGTACACGCGGGCCACATCCTCGACGCTCCAGCGCATCGACTCCAGAGCCATCATATCCTTCGGGCTGAAGCCGAGATTAGAAGCAGTCATGCCCTCTGCCAGAATAGCCGGACGGCGGCTCTTCTCTGGCCCTTTGAAGCGGTATTCCCAGCGGTCATAGAACGACATCACCTCGTCGTCTGTCGGCGTGTCGGCTACGCTGATAATCATGCCAGGACTCGCGTCGTTGGCGAGGGCGAAGCGGTTGCCCGCCAGCGCATCCATGCCCATATCCACCGAGAGCCTGACTGGAGCGATGGGCGAGAGGCCGCTGTACTCATCCAGCGGGTTGAAGTAGCGGAACCAGATAATCTCGTCAGGGGTGAACGCAACTTTGTCATTCCCACTGCCGTAGACGAAGCCCCTAATGTAGTCCTTGGCATCCGGCAGAATCTTCATCTTGTCGGGCCTGAGAGGCCATATCTCAGTTATCTCGCTACCCTCACGGCTCAACGCCCAGTAGGCCGAACCCCAGAGGCCAAGATAGGTCTCCGTCGCCCGCCAGAGGTCGCCCCGCGTCCACCAGTTGTTGACCCGTAGAAGCAACCGCTGGAGCGGGTGGGACGGGTCTACCTGTTCCAGCCCCTCGGCTGTCTGTTTGTAGACGTAGCACGGGACGCTGGCGATGGCTTCCTGTCTCAGCTTGATGGCGGCATAGACCGAGACAGATGCGGGGTAGTAATCGCCATAGGTGGGCTTTGCCCATGCGTCACCGACGCCCCACTGGCGATTGAGTCGGTCATAGTTGGCACCTGTGACAGGGTTAGCCCGCTCTCGGCCCCTGAGAGCGTCCCAGGCCGTTCCTATGTTGGTTCTTATACCCATACTTTGAACGCTCCTCCTCGACGGGTGGCGAAAGTCATAGCCAGCGCGTCAGCCTCGTCGGGCGATTGTGCCATCTTGTCCTTGGACTGCATCATCAACCTTTTGTCCGACTGAATGGTATATCTGCGAGACGCTAACTGTCCAATCAATCCGTTGTCGTTGGGCAGTTTCCCAGCATCCAGCACCCAATCCCGCATGGCCCACCAAACCTCGGTCACGCGGTTGGCGAATCTCGCATTCTGCCGCGCCTTCTCCCCGCCCTTGAAAGCGACTATCCTGGTGTTCCCAAGCCCGACCTCTCGCAGGCGGTCAGTGACCCCGCCGCCGAGGCCCGTGTCATCCACCACCACCACATCGACCTTATTGTCATCGCAGTATCTGCCAACCCAGCCAGCCACCTCCATCAGGTTCTTGCCCTGGGCTTTGTACAGCATCTCAGCGAGGTTGCCCTGCCGCTTAATCACTACCGTCCTGTCCTTCCCGAACCGGGCGATGTCACAGCCCAACACCACTTCGCCCTCGGCTTCGACCTCTCGCTGTGTCGATTCCCTAGCCACCCACAGCGGCACCAGAGCGTCGTCGAGTTCGCCAGGGAACTCACCCAGGACAGCCCCTCGATACAGCGGGGAATCCTCGCCCCACTCAGCCGCCCTGTCAGCTACGTCTTGAGGGCCGACCATCCCAGGCACAACGACACGGCCCGCCTGAAGGTTGGGCGTGTCGAAGGCTGAAATCGCGTAAGTGTTCCACAGATGGCGGTGTTCATGGTGGCTGGCATAGAACGGGCCAGAGGTGGCGAACGGGTTGCCGACCATCAGCATGGTCTCTGGGTTGAGCCTATAGAGAGCATTGATGTCGTCGTCGCTCATAGCATGGGCCTCGGTGACGATGACAAGCAGATGGGGGCTGTGGAACCCCTGAAGGCTCCACGGTCTGTCGGTAGAGAAGCCGACGATAAACGTGCTTTCGTCCAGTTCCCAGCGGGGCGATTGGAACAGCCGCCCACCCAGCCCAGCGGTCAAAGGCGCGTTGTTATAGGCCGCTCGGAGTTCGTTGAATATAACGTCATCGACCTGGCGGTAGGTAGGGCCAGTGATAACCACCTTGGCGGGATAGTGGGCAGTCGCCCACCAGAGGGCCAACCGAGCCGCCAACCAGTCCTTCCCAGAGCCGTTACAGCCCACCACAGAGACCCGCCGAGAGGCTCTTAGAGCCTCGGCTATC